ATGAACAAATTAGACGATCAGGGGCAGGTGGCCCTTGATGATGCATCGGCCCGCGTGACCGAGATTGCGGAGCTGTATGTGAGTGTTCGGAATACTATCCGTCACATGATTGCAGAAATTGGGTTACCGACTGATGTGGCCTCTAAACCCCTTTTGACAAAGCTAAGCGAATTACAATCCGCGCATCTCAAGGTGCTTGCGGCAGAGGAGGCGTTTCATGCCCAACAGCAAGCCAATCAGTCCGACGCCGATATCGACTATGACGCCCTGCGCGCTGACATCGGGAGCCAGCTTGATCGCCTCCGCGCCGCGACCCGCGCAGGTTGAGTTTATAAACCAACTGACGTCTGCACAGATCGCATCACTGCCTTATCTGTTCGACTTTTGGGCGCTGCCGCACCAACTGCCGCCTGACGGTGATTGGCGCACTTGGGTCATTATGGGCGGCCGTGGTGCGGGCAAAACGCGGGCAGGGGCCGAGTGGGTGCGTGCGATGCTGGAAGGCCCACGCCCCACCGTGCCCGGCCGCGCCCGCCGCATGGCGATTGTCGCCGAAACCATGGATCAGGCTCGCGAGGTGATGGTCTTTGGCGAAAGTGGCATTATGGCGGTAAGCCCGCCGGATCGCCGCCCAGACTGGATTGCCACGCGCCGCTTGCTGGTTTGGCCCAACGGTGCGCAAGCGAAGTTGTTTTCTGCGCATGAACCAGAAAGCCTACGTGGCCCGCAGTTTGATGCCTTGTGGGCGGATGAATTGGCGAAATGGCGCAAAGGTGGTGACACGTGGGATATGTTGCAGTTTGGGTTGCGATTGGGTGATCATCCTCGGGCCTGTGTGACGACCACACCGCGCCGTGCGGCGGTTTTGCGTGATTTGCTTGAGATGGACACGACCGTGGTGACCCATGCACCTACGCAAGCGAACCGCGCGAACCTTGCCCCGAGTTTTATCGCCGAGATTGAGGCGCGTTATGGTGGTACGTCTTTGGGCCGCCAAGAAATCGATGGTGCGCTGTTGGATGACGTTGATGGTGCGCTTTGGGGGGCCGATCAATTGGCGGGGGTGCAGGCCGATCATTTGCCGCCCTGCACGCGTGTTGTCGTCGCAATTGACCCGCCGGGGACGTCGCATAAGGGATCTGATGAATGTGGGATTGTGGTTGCGGGTGTCGTAATGGATGGCCCCCCGCAGGAGTGGCGTGCCTATGTCTTGGCTGATGTGTCGATGTCTGCGGCGCGTCCAACTGATTGGGCGCAAGCTGCGATCAATGCAATGGATCGGTTTGGCGCTGATCGTTTGGTCGCTGAGGTCAATCAAGGAGGGGACATGGTCGAGGCCGTTTTGCGGCAGGTTGATCCAATGGTATCCTATCGGTCTGTTCACGCCTCAAAGGGTAAGGTTGCCCGAGCAGAGCCGATTGCCGCGCTTTATGAGCAAGGTCGTGTGCGTCACGCGCGTGGCTTAGCCAAGCTGGAAGACCAGATGTGTCAGCTAACCACCCAAGGATTCGTCGGTCGCGGATCGCCTGACCGGGTCGATGCGTTGGTTTGGGCGCTTTATGATTTGATGATTGAACCGGCCCAAAATTGGCGTAACCCCAGTATTCGCGGGCTTTGACCCCGTTGCGTAGGGGTGCGTACGCATCCCTACCATCTTTGTAATCATTTAAATGCAAATTGTTTTCATGGATCGCAGACGGTCATCAACGGCCGATTGGCACCAAAGGAGTTTTGAATGTTTGAATTCTTGAACCGCGCTACGCCGGAACAGCCGGTGGCTGAGGTTAAAGCCTCGGCCACGGGTCGTGTGATGGCGATGTCAGGTGCGGGTCGTGTGGCGTGGAGCCCGCGAGATGTCGTGTCACTGACCCGTACCGGGTTTGCGAATAACCCGATCGGGTTTCGTGCAGTTAAGATGATTGCTGAGGCGGCCGCTGCTGTTCCAGTCGTTTTGCAGGATGCAGAGCGCCGCTATGACACCCATCCGGTGTTGGCACTGTTGAACCGTCCAAATGCCGGGCATGGCCGTGCAGAGTTGCTTGAAGCGTTGTTTGGTCAACTGCTGTTGACCGGGAATGGATATCTTGAGGCTGTTGGCGATGATGGCTTGCCGCTCGAGATGCATGTCTTGCGCTCTGACCGGATGTCGGTTGTGCCGGGTACAGATGGTTGGCCGATGGCCTATGAATACAGTGTGAACGGTCGCAAGCATCGTTTCGCAGTTTCTGACGGGCAGGGTCCGATTTGCCATATTAAGAGTTTTCACCCGCAGGATGATCATTATGGACTGTCTGCTTTGCAGGCCGCTGCGAATGCGGTGGATGTTCACAACGCTGCTTCGCGTTGGTCAAAGGCTTTGCTGGATAATGCAGCCCGGCCATCTGGTGCGATTGTGTATCGCGGTGCGGACGGGCAGGCATCACTGTCGGCGGATCAGTATGATCGCCTGCTAAGCGAGATGGAAACCCAGCACCAGGGTGCCCGTAATGCTGGTCGCCCTATGCTGTTGGAAGGTGGGCTGGATTGGAAGCCAATGGGGTTTTCGCCATCAGATATGGAGTTCCAGAAAACCAAGGAAGCCGCCGCGCGTGAAATCGCGATTGCCTTTGGTGTGCCGCCGATGCTGTTGGGGATTCCGGGTGATGCGACCTATGCCAATTACCAAGAGGCAAACCGCGCGTTTTACCGTTTGACTGTGTTGCCGCTGGTGACACGCGTCACAAGTACGATTGCAGATTGGTTGTCCGATTTCACTAGCGAGCGGATCGAACTGCGCCCGGATTTGGACCAGATACCAGCGCTTTCAGCTGAACGAGATGCCCAATGGCGTCGTGTGGGAGAGGCTGCGTTTTTGACCGATCCCGAAAAGCGTGCGTTGCTTGGCCTTCCTGCAATTGAGGTTGGCGATGCCCGGTAAGGTCGTTGATCTGAAGCGTAAGCCACACCGTGAAGTGAAACCTCCGGTTTCGGATTTCTGGTTTGCCCAAGTCGATGTGCGCCTTGGTCGGATCGAATTCATGGTCACGCGGTTAGAGCGCCAAATTTGGGCCGTGGTCTGCGGCTGTTTTGGCCTGTTGGTTTTCGAAATTGTGAAAGCACTGAGCGGGAGAGCGCTATGAGTTTGGAACATAAATTTTGCCAGTTGGGTGCTGATGTCACAGTCACGGATGGATCGGTGATTAGTGGTTATGCATCCTTGTTTGGAAAGGCTGATCAGGGCGGTGATACTGTTGTGCCGGGTGCATATGCCGCGTCACTGGCGCAGGGCCGCCAGATCAAGATGCTATGGCAGCACGACCCCGCCCAGCCGATTGGCGTTTGGGATGAGGTGCGTGAAGACGCAAACGGCCTATGGGTTAAAGGCCGATTGCTGACCGATGTTGTTAAGGGGCGCGAAGCCGCCTCATTGGTCAGCGCCGGCGCGATTGATGGGCTGTCCATCGGATATCGCACCGTGAAGGCCCAAAAGAACGACAGGGGCGGACGCCTTTTGTCTCAGTTGGAGCTGTGGGAGGTGTCTTTGGTTACATTCCCCATGCTTCCCGATGCGCGTGTAGCGGCGAAGGGGGATGATCCTGCCGTCGGTGCGATGCGTGAATTGGCAGCGGTGTTTGAAGATGCCCGCCGTTTGATGGCGCGGGACTAACCCCCGCCGCACCACAATCAAAGGAAGATTGATGAGCAAGACTGAGAGCGATTCTCGGGTCGGGGAAGATGTGTCTCCTGCCCGAGAACTGAACGCGGCTGTTGTCGGGTTTATGAGCGAATTCAAAGACTTTTCTAACGGCGTTAATGCCAAACTTCAAAAACAGGATGACCGGATGAACAAGCTGGATCGTAAGACAATGATGACTTCTCGTGCGGCGTTGGCAACTTGTGCCGCCGAAAATGCTCCGCACCAAAAGGCGTTTGCCGCCTACCTGCGTTCAGGTGATGATGACGCGCTGCGCGGTCTGGAGCTGGACGGTAAATCGCTGAATACTTCAATTGCGGCTGATGGTGGCTACTTGGTTGATCCACAGACGTCGGACACCGTGAAAGGTACGCTTTCGTCTACGGCATCGATCCGTGCGATTGCGAATGTCGTGAACGTCGATGCGACGTCGTATGATGTGCTGGTTGATCATACCGAAATGGGTGCGGGCTGGGCGACTGAAGCGGGTTCGGTGGCTGAGACTGACACGCCGCAGATCGATCGTATCACGATCCCACTGCACGAATTGTCTGCGCTTCCTAAGGCGTCCCAGCGTTTGTTGGATGACAGCGCGTTCGACATCGAAGGTTGGCTGGCCGGTCGTATCGCCGATAAATTCGCTCGTTCTGAAGCGGGCGCGTTTATCAATGGTGATGGCATCGACAAACCTACTGGTCTGATGACGTATCCAACTGTCGACAATGACGTTTGGGCTTGGGGTAACATTGGTTATGTGCCGACGGGTACAGCCGGTGGCATTGATGGCGGCGACGCGATTGTGGACCTTGTTTATTCGCTGGGTGCTGAATATCGCGCGAACGGCACATTCGTAATGAATTCCAAGACGGCGGGCACAATTCGCAAGCTGAAAGACAATGATGGTCGTTTCCTTTGGTCTGATGGTCTGGCTGCGGGCGAGCCTGCGCGTCTGATGGGTTACCCAGTGCTGATTGCCGAAGACATGCCTGATATCGCGGCGGACGCGATGGCGATTGCCTTTGGTGATTTTGGTGCGGGTTACACCGTTGCTGAACGTCCAGATATACGCGTGCTGCGCGATCCGTTCTCGGCCAAGCCACATGTGCTGTTTTATGCCACGAAACGTGTTGGCGGTGCCGTCAGCGATTTTGGCGCAATCAAGCTTTTGAAGTTCGCGACCAGCTAAGTCTGGCGTGAAAGCGGGGGCGTGATTGCCCCCGGTCCCCGGACGCATCCAAGGCGATCCTGTGTCGTCTAGCAGCTTCCTTCCGTCCGAGTGATGCAGGGTGGCCTGCGTCCGGGGTTCTTGACCTTAACGGTCCCAAGATCAGAAGATTTCGGAGATAACCCATGATGTTAGTCGAAGAGACCACCGTGCCGCAATCGGCGCTTCCGGTCGCACAATTCAAAGACCATATGCGCCTTGGTTCGGGTTTCTCGGATGATGGGTTACAAGATGGTGTGCTGGAAAGTTATCTGCGCGCTGCTATGGCGGCGATCGAAGCGCGCACTGGTAAAATCCTCATCGAGCGCGAGTTTAGTTGGATGTTGACTGCGTGGCGCGATGCCCGCCGTCAGCCGCTTCCTGTTGCCCCTGTCAGCGCGATTTCGTCCGTCATATTGATCGCGATGAGTGGTGACGAGGTTATTCCTGATGTGGGGGCTTGGTATCTGGAGCCAGATATGCTGCGCCCCAGCATAAAGGCGAGCGCCGCTGCGCTGCCGTCTATCCCGACAAACGGCACCGTGCGCATTGGGTTGATGGCTGGCTTCGGTCCCGAGTGGTCAGATTTACCTGCTGATTTGGCGCACGCCGTATTGATGTTGGCTGCGCATTATTACGAATTCCGTCATGAGGTTTCGCACGGCACTGCGTCGATGCCGTTTGGCGTGTCTGCCTTGATCGAACAGTACCGCACCGTGCGTCTGTTTATGGGGAACCCGGTATGAAAGCGCCGCGTTTGAACCGCGCGTTTGTGTTAGAGGCCCCTTTGCAGGTGAGCGACGGTGCTGGTGGCTATGTTCGTGAATGGCAGCCGCTGGGCATTCATTGGGCAACGGTCAAGGCCGGCTCTGGCCGCGAGGCGGCCGCGTTTGCTGCGACTATTTCACGTGTACCTTACCGGATCACGGTGCGCGCCGCGCCCCAAGGCGCACAGTCGCGCCCCGTTGCAGGTCAGCGTTTTCGTGAAGGTAACCGTATTTTCAACATTACCGCAGTGGCAGAGCAGGGCAGTGATGGCCGGTTTCTGACCTGTCACGCGCTTGAGGAGACTGCATCATGAGTTATGGAGTTGCTTCTGCTTTGCAGGCCGCCGTCTATGGCCAGCTGTCGAATGATCCCGATCTTACAGGTCTTGTTGGCACAGCAATTTATGACGCACTGCCTAGTGGCGCACTACCGCCGTTGTATGTGGTGCTTGGTGCCGAAGATGTGCGCGATGCGTCGGACAAAACTGGCGGTGGTGCGCTGCACGAATTTACGGTGACTGTCGTGACCGAGAGCGCGGGGTTTTCGACGGCGAAGACTGCCGCTGCCGCCGTGTCTGACGCTTTGGTTGATGCTGATCTCACGTTGACCCGCGGCGCGCTGGTGTCCCTGAATTTCTATAAGGCGAAAGCCGCCCGTGTTGGCACGGGTGACGTCCGCCAGATCAACCTGATTTTCCGCGCGCGTGTCGCGGATAACGCTTAATCCCTAAAAGGAGTACTGGCTATGGTAGCCCAGAACGGTAAAGACCTGCTGGTCAAAATAGACATGACAGGCGGCGGTTTGTTTGAGACGGCAGCGGGCCTACGTGCAACCCGGATCAGTTTTAACGCTGAGAGCGTGGATGTTACGAGCCTTGAAAGCACAGGCGGGTGGCGTGAATTGCTTGGTGGCGCTGGTGTTAAGACTGCATCGATTTCGGGGTCCGGTGTGTTCAAAGATGACGCGACGGATGAACGTGCACGCCAGATTTTCTTTGATGGTGAGACCCCCAATTTTCAGGTGATCATTCCGGATTTCGGCACCGTTGAAGGCCCGTTTCAGATCACATCAATCGAATACGCTGGTTCGCATAACGGCGAGGCGACTTATGAGCTGTCGCTCGCATCGGCTGGTGCGCTGATCTTTACGGCGTTGATCTGATGGCGAACCCTTGGACCGGCGAAGCCGAGGTGCGCATAGATGGCGTTTCACACATTTGCAAACTGACTTTGGGCGCATTGGCCGAGCTTGAGACGCGCTTGGGTGAAGGGTCGTTGATTGACCTGATCCGCCGGTTCGAGGGCGGCGCGTTTTCAAGCCGCGATGTGATGGCGGTCGTTGTTGCGGGGCTACGCGGTGGTGGTTGGCGTGGGACGTCTGATGATCTGATGACCGCTGAAATTGAGGGTGGCCCCGTTGGGGCGGCACAGGTGGCGGCCACTTTGCTCGCGCGTGCCTTTGCCACGCCCACATGATCGGGCTGGATTGGCGCGGTTTGATGCAGGCAGGCTTGCATGGATTGCGCCTGACGCCCGATCAGTTTTGGGCGCTTACCCCGACTGAACTGCAAATCATGCTGGGCCTTGCTCAAACGTCGCCCCCAATGGGCCGGGACCGATTGGCCGAATTGCAGACCGCATTTCCTGATGTGGATAAGGAGAATTTGGATGGATGATTTGGATAAGATTGATCAGTTAGAGAGTGACGTCAGTGCGCTGGAGCAGACAATTGGAGATGCGTCACAAGTCACCGCAGCCTTTGATAGCCAGTTGCGCGGTGTCCAAGGCGCGCTTGCGGATACGACACGTGATTTAGGTAATCTTGAACGCGGATTTTCAGGCGGGCTTCGCCGTGCGTTTGATGGCCTGGTTCTGGATGGGATGAAGTTGTCTGACGCGCTGAGTGGTCTTGCGCAATCCATGATCAACACCGCCTATTCGGCCGCTGTTAATCCGGTAATGAACCACATGGGTGGTGTTTTAGCTGATGGTTTGAACTCGGCCGTGTCGAGCATGATGCCATTTGCCGATGGTGGTGCGTTTACCCAAGGCCGCGTGATGCCATTTGCCAAAGGTGGTGTTGTCAGCAGCCCAGTGACCTTTTCGATGCGCGGTGGCACCGGGTTGATGGGTGAGGCCGGGCCAGAGGCGATCATGCCGCTTTCACGTGGCGCTGATGGTCGTTTGGGCGTGCGTACCCAAGGGGGCGGTTCTGTGACTGTGAATATGAACATCACAACGCCAGACGCCCAGAGCTTTCAACGGTCCCAAGGGCAGGTTGCGTCACAGATGGCGCGCGCCTTGGGCCGTGGCCAACGTAACCGATAGGAGTAGAACTGATGGCATTTCATGACATAAGATTTCCCGCCTCGCTGAGTTTCGGTTCGGTGGGCGGCCCGGAACGCCGTACCGATATTGTGACGCTTGCGAATGGGTTTGAAGAACGCAACACGCCATGGGCGCACGCCCGTCGTCGTTATGACGCGGGTATGGGGTTACGGTCACTTGATGACGTAGAAACCTTGATCGCGTTTTTTGAGGCCCGCCAAGGCCAGCTTATTGGATTTCGTTGGAAAGATTGGAGCGATTTCAAATCCTGCTCGCCATCCAAGGAAATCGATGCAGAGGACCAGTTGATCGCGATTGGGGATGAAGTCACTGCCCAGTTCCAACTGAACAAGACTTATCGGTCTGGCGACACATCATACGCGCGTCCGATTTCTAAGCCTGTTCCAGGCTCAGTTCGTGTGTCGATTGGCGGGGTGCTGCAGCAAGAAGACGTTGATTTTAATGTCGACAACAACACGGGTGTGCTGAATTTTGGTCATCCGCCGGATGTTGGTTCGGATGTCCGCGCGGGCTTTGAGTTCGATGTGCCCGTAAGGTTCGATACTGATGCAATCATGACGTCGGTTTCAAATTTTCAGGCTGGTGAAGTTCCCAATGTTCCAATTGTGGAGGTCCGCGTATGACCGCCACAGTATTGCACGCCCATTTGGCGACCGGTACCACACATGTCTGCCATTGTTGGGCGCTAAGACGCGCGGATGGCGTGACATTGGGCTTTACCGACCATGATGTCGCCATTCAGTTTGACGGTATCACGTTTACCCCGGAAAGCGGGCTAAGCGCGCGTGCGCTGGCGAGTACCACAGGACTGTCTGTCAACAACACCGAAGCGATTGGTGTGCTGTCTGCGTCGGCTATTACCGAAGCGGACATTGATGCGGGGCGCTATGATGGGGCGGAAGTGACGACTTGGTTGGTTCAATGGGACAACCCAGCGGCCCGGCAGGTGCGGTTCTATGGCACGATAGGCGAGATCACGCGGGCGCAGGGTGGTTTTCAAGCGGAACTACGTGGTTTGACCGAGGCCCTGAACCAACCGCAGGGCCGATCTTATTTAAAGACGTGTAGTGCGGTTTTGGGTGATCGGCGATGTGGTGTCGATTTGGATGATCCGGCGTTTGCGGTTACGACTGAACTGACCATTGCAACAGATGGGCAGGTGTTTTCATTCGCTAACGTGTCTTCGTTTAATGACCAGTGGTTCGAAGGTGGCCAGCTCATCGTTGAGACTGGTTCGGCGGCCACGCTGCGCGGTGTGATCAAGTCCGATGATGTGATTGAAGGAAACCGAAAGATCACCTTGTGGGAGCCGATCCGCGCCACAATGGAAATCGGCGATCGTGTTCGCCTGATCGCAGGTTGCGATAGGCGTGCCGCGTCGTGTCGTGACAAGTTTAGCAATTTCATTAACTTTCAGGGCTTTCCTGACATTCCCGGTGACGATTGGCTGGTAAGCGTACCGCGTAATAATGGCATGAATTCCGGTGGGAGCCGTAGCCGATGACCTCTCAGATTGTCGAAGTGGCACGGGATTGGATTGGCACACCTTATCTACATCAGGCGTCTGTGCGGGGTGTCGGGTGCGATTGTTTGGGATTGCTGCGCGGTGTGTGGCGGACCCTTTATGGCGCTGAACCCGAACTTGTGCCGGCCTATACTGCGGATTGGTCCGAACCGCAGGGGCAAGAGGCGCTTTATCAGGCGGGGCTGCGCCATATGGGTGATGTGACGGGCACGCCTTTGGCAGCAGGCCAGGTTCTGCTGTTTCGAATGCGTAACGGGGCAGTCGCAAAGCATATTGGTATTCTCTCCAGCACCTGTAGCGCTCCTGCATTTATTCATTCGTATTCCGGGCATGGTGTGGTGGAAAGCCCGCTTTCCGCCCCATGGCGTCGACGTATCGCGGCGCAATTTGAGATTTCAAAAGGATAACTGGTCATGGCGACAATCGTTCTTTCCGCAGCTGGTATGGCTATTGGCGGTTCAATCGGTGGCACTGTCATGGGGCTGTCTATGGCGACCATTGGTCGTGCAGCAGGCGCTGCGATTGGCCGTCATATTGATCAAAAGATCATGGGCGCAGGTAGCGAACCTGTTGAAACGGGGCGCGTTGATCGTCTGCGTTTGACGGGTGCGAACGAAGGCGCCGACCTGCAGCAAATCTATGGCCGTATGCGCGTTCCCGGGCAGGTAATTTGGGCATCCGAGTTCAAAGAAAGCAGTAAGACATCTGGCGGTGGTAAAGGTGCGCCGCCGACGCCTGAGGTCAAATCGTTCTCGTACAGTGTCAGCATTGCGATTGCGCTTTGTGAAGGTGAGATTAGCCGGGTGGGCCGGATTTGGGCCGATGGCACCGAGGTGCCGCAAGATGATCTGAATATGCGCGTCTACACAGGCGCTATGGACCAACAGCCCGATCCCAAGATTGCAGCAGTGGAAGGGATCGACAATACCCCTGCCTACCGAGGCACCGCATATGTCGTGTTCGAAGACATGCCATTGGCGCAGTTCGGTAATCGGATTCCGCAACTGACGTTCGAAGTCATGCGCGCCGGTGAAGAAGAATTGGGTGATCTGGTAACGGGTGTCGCCCTGATTCCGGGTACAGGTGAATACGGGCTGGCGACGTCGCAGGTGTATATGTCGCCCTCATACGGTGAACAGGTCGCGGTTAATACGAATTCACCCCTAGGGCAAAGCGACTTTAGCGCCTCTATGGATGCGTTGCAGGGCGAAGTCCCGGCGTGTCAGTCCGTCGTTATGGTGGTCTCTTGGTTTGGCGATGACCTGCGCTGTGGTGAATGCCAGATCATGCCGAAGGTAGAACAGCGCCAAGTCGATGCGGACGCGATGCCTTGGGGGGTGTCAGGTGTCAGTCGTGCCACAGCCGAGGAAGTCCCCGAACTAGATGGTGCGCCGGTTTATGGCGGGACGCCAACCGATGCCTCTGTCGTTGAGGCACTGCGCGATATGAAGTCTCGCGGTCTATCGCCAGTCTTCTATCCGTTCATTCTGATGGAGCAGCTAAGCGATAATACTTTAACCGATCCATGGACAGGAAACCCCGGCCAACCTGCATTGCCATGGCGTGGGCGGATTACGACTGCGCTTGCCCCATATATGGATGGCACGACCGATGGCACCGCAGGGGCAGTGTCCGAGGTATCTGCATTTATGGGGCATGCGACTGCGTCTGATTTCAGCGTTGATGGAACGACCGTTAGCTATACTGGCCCTGCTGATTGGGGGTATCGCCGGTTCATACTTCATTATGCACACCTATGTGCAGCGGCCGGAGGTGTGTCCGCATTTTGTATCGGGTCCGAGATGCGGGCGCTGACCCAAATCCGTGGGGCGGGGAATAGTTTTCCTGCAGTAGATGCCCTGCGCCAGCTAGCAGCTGACGTCCGCGCAATCCTTGGGGCAGATTGTAAGATTAGCTATGCGGCGGATTGGTCCGAATACCATGGGTATCAGCCGATTGGGACTGCTGACAAACTATGCCATCTCGACCCGCTGTGGGCTGATCCTAATATCGATTTCATCGGGGTCGATAACTACATGCCATTATCCGATTGGCGGGATGGGGACGATCACGCTGATATAGAAGCCCAATCTATTTATAACTTGGATTACTTGCGCTCCAATGTGGCTGGAGGAGAGGGGTATGATTGGTACTACACAACACCGGAGGCACGCGAGGCCCAGCGTCGTACGCCGATCACTGATGGAGAAGGCGAGCCGTGGGTGTGGCGCAATAAGGATTTTCATGGTTGGTGGTCTAACCCGCACCATAACCGAATAGATGGGGTCCGAGAGGTAACTCCAACTGCGTGGATACCTGAAAGCAAACCGATCTGGTTCACTGAATTCGGCTGTGCGGCCATTGATAAGGGCGCGAACCAACCCAACAAGTTCATTGATCCCAAATCATCCGAGTCCCGATTGCCCCATTATTCTAATGGGAACCGTGATGACTTTATGCAGATGCAATATCTGCGCGCCGTCCATGGGCATTTCAGCGATGTTGCGAACAACCCGGTCTCAACGGAATACGGGGCACCTATGGTCGATACGAGCCGTATGCACGTATGGGCATGGGATGCGCGACCATATCCGTTCTTTCCCGGTAACCGGACGCTCTGGTCTGATGGAGAAAACTATGCGCGTGGGCATTGGTTGAATGGACGGGTTAGCAACCGTGCACTGGCATCTGTGGTTGCCGAGATATGTGAGCGCTCTGGGGTGACCCGCTATGACGTGTCACGGCTCTACGGTGTGGTGCGCGGTTTTGCCGTCGCTAACATCGGCTCTGGCCGCTCTGCGTTACAGCCGTTGATGATGGCCTACGGGTTTGATGCGATGGAACGCGATGGTGTGCTCGTCTTTGAAAACCGCGCTGGGCGTGCGGATCATGTGCTGACGCATGATGATCTGGCCATTGATACCGAAAAGGACCACTCAATTGCGCTGACGCGCAGTCCAGCCGCCGAAGTTGCAGCGCGTCTTCAGCTGGTTCACCTCGACAACGACGGAGACTACGAAGCCGTCGCTGCCGAGGCCGTACATCCGGACACCCAAACCTATGGGGTGAACAAGACCGAAGTTCCGCTTGCATTGACCCGGACAGAGGGGCGCAACACGGTAACCCGCTGGTTGCAAGAAGCGCGGGTTGCGCGCGATCAGGCCAGCTTTGCTTTGCCGCCGTCGCAAATGCAGGTTGGGGCAGGTGACGTTGTCGCGCTGGATACAGTAGATCATCGTGGTCGCTACCGTGTCGACCGTGTCGAAGAAGCCGGTTTGCGCCTGATTGAGGCCACGCGTATTGACGCCGAAGCCTATCGTGGGCAGACATTTGACGGTGACGGACCCGTGTTACAGCCATATGTCGGCCCAGTCCCTGTTGAGGCGCTCTTCATGGATCTGCCGATGCTGACTGGCGACGAACAACCCACTGCGCCCTATGTCGCCACGGCAGGGCGTCCTTGGCCGGGTAGTATCGCCCTTTATGGCTCATCCGAGGATAGCGGTTACACTTTGCAGACCGTGATGGATCGTTCTGCCACGATTGGTCTTACGGCAGGTGTGGTGAGGCAAGGGCCGATTGGTATTTGGGATCGGCAAGCAGGACTTGAGGTGACATTGATCAACGGGGAACTCAGTTCTGCCAGTGATGCCGCCGTTTTATCAGGTGCGAATACAATCGCGATTGGCGATGGTACGCCCGATAAATGGGAGATCATCCAGTTTCGCCAAGCCGTACCAATTGCAGAGCGTACATACCGGCTGACTGGATTACTGCGCGGGCAAGCGGGTAGTCATGCGTTAATGCCAGATGACTGGCCTGTCGGGGCGCGGATCGTCGTAATGGATGGCACGCCGGAGCAGGTCACCATTCCATCCGCGCTTCGCGGGCTACCAAGGCACTTCCGCTATGGTCCTGCGACACGCCCGATGACCGACGCCAGTTACCGTCATGTAATTCCCGCGTTTAAAGGAAATGGGTTACGGCCCTATCCAGTGGCTCACTTGCGTGGAAAGCGCGTGGAGGATGCTATCGAGCTGTCATGGATCCGATGTGGGCGGATTGACGGAGATATTTGGGGCGAAGGTGAAATCCCGCTTGGTGAAGAAAGCGAGGCCTACCAAATACGCGTGATGCAAGACGGTATCGTGCAGCGTCAAGACATCGTTAATACGGCCACTTGGTCTTACAGCGATAGCGCCCGCGCCGCAGAGGTCGGTACGTTGCCGTATCGGATCGAGGTCGCGCAACTATCAAGCCGATACGGCGCTGGGCCATTCGTCGGCGTGGATGTGCAGGTTTAG